CTAGGGCCGCCACGCGCGAAGGAACGCGATGGCTTCGTCCAAGCGGGCGGCCGCGATGTAGCGCGGGCCGCTGACGCCGAAGTGGGAAAGCAACGCGCGCATCGCGCGGCGCTTTACATCGGGAACATCAGGGAATCGCTTGGCGATGTCGCGCACTTCGGCGTAGATGCGCCGCGTCTTCTCGCGCGACCACATACGCGGCTGCGCTGAGCGCTCGCCTTCCATGTTCACGATGATCGTGTTGTGCACGCGGTTGAACAGGCCGCCGGTCCGGATGCTCGTAAGCAACCGCATCACCCAGCCTTGGCCCGCCGTAACCGGCGGCGCGTTATTGATCAAACCCGCTAACCGATTGATTTTTTCTAGGCCGTCCATCCGCCACCACCCCGAGCCATATGGTCACGAAAATATGACCACAGGTTGACGCGATAGCGCCACAGACAAGACGCGTGGTGGTTATTTCACGAGGCGAAGAACTTTCAATCCGGAGCTCCTAATCCACGCGGCACGATCGCCCTCGGGTTGATCGATTGCCAGCTCGTACAGCGTGGCGATGGCTTCGCCCTTCTGGGACGAGTTGAGGGTGCGCCCCCGCTGGGCCAGCGCATCTTCAACCACAACGACCACAAGCGTTAGAAGATCGGGATTAAGTGGAAGAATATGGGGTGGCGCCACATCGCCTTCCATCATCGGCTCGCGGCCGTCGAATATCCACGACAGCGATACGCCCTTTTGCGCGGCCAGGAACGCGACCACGGCGAACGGCGCATCCGACAAAGCCTTCTCGTAGCGCGACAGCATATCTTCGGATTTGCCGCAAATCTGCGCAGCGGCCCGGCGACTCGGATAGAGCGCAACGACTCGCCCGAAGCGGATTCCCACTTCGCTAGTCCAACTGGGAACGGAATTTCTCAGATCTCCGATTTTTTCGCTCGCGCCGTTGCTCATTGAAAAACCTGATTTATTCGGCATTACCGCGTAACTGCGGACTCTTTGAACTGGGAACTCCGCATATCTGCGTTGACGGACTCCGCAGATGTACGGCACAGTGTCCACAAGTAGACACCTCACCCCAGGCCTCTTTGCACCGATGCAACAAGACTGGCACCCCGCCGACATCCACGCCGCGCTGAAGAAGCGGGGCGTGCACTTGGACAAGGTGGGTCCGTCGATCGGTTTACACCGTTCGGCCGGTCATAAGGCGCTGCACTACAGGCGCTGGCCGAAGGTCAAAGCGAAGATCGCCGAGCTCCTCGGTCATGCGCCCCAGGAAATCTGGCCCAGCCTGTTCGATGCGAACGGCGAAGCCCGACCCCTCGTGCGGGTCAAAAGGTCTCACGGGAATCGCCGTACGCGCAATATATGCCGCACATACAAAGGGGCGGCGGCATGACGCGCAATCGCCCCCTCGATCCGCGCCAACGCGTGCTCGCTCTCGACGAGAACGAACGCACCGCCACCCCCGCCGGATCGCTGCAATGGGATGGCGAACTTCGCGCGGCGCTGGCGCAAGCGATCAAGGACAGCGGCATCAAGCGCGAAGAGATCGCCGCGCGCATGGAAGAGGCGCTCGGCGCCGATCCGAATTACCCGATCTCGGTTTCCCAACTCGACGCATGGACCGCGCCGTCACGCACCGACTGGCGCTTCCCGCTGGTCTACCTACCAGCGTTCATTCAAGTGACCGGTGCGACATGGCTGCTCGCGCGCGTCGCATCGAAGTGCGGACACAAAGTCGTCGCCGGCACCGATGCGCTCCACGCCGAGCTCGCCGAACTGATCGGCCAGGAAGAAGACCTGAAGGCGCGCAAGTCGATAATCCGTAAAGCGCTGCGGAGCGGCCGGCGATGAAGACGATGTTCACCGCCAAGGAACTCGCCGCCCTCGCCTTGCCGGGCCTGCCGACCAGCAAGCGCGGAATCAACATCCGGGCGAACGCCGAACGCTGGGAAGGGCGCAAGCGCCCAGGCGCCAAGGGCGGCGCCGTCGAGTATCCGATCGAAGCACTGCCCACCGAAGCCCGCGCCGAGCTCGTCGCGCGCAACCTTCCCGAACTCGCCGCGAGCGTTATCGAACCCACGCGCCAGGCGCCCGTTCTAACGCTCGCCAGCCTTGCCCCATCGGCGCGCGGCCGTGCCGAAGCCCGGCTCTGCGCCGTGCAGCTGGCGGACGCCTATCGCGCCCGCGTCGGCCTTCGCGAGACCGATGCCGACAAGCGCTTCGCCGACGAGTGGAACGCGAACCGCGTCGAAGCCGAAAGCTGGCTGCGCGATGCGTTGCCGACGCTGTCGGGTTCCTCGCTGCGCCGCTGGCGCATCGCCGTCGCCGCCGGCGACGCGTCGGGCTTGGGCGGCAAGTACAAGGGCGATCGCACCACGGGGCTGGTCGAAGGCAACCCGGTGATGCGCGACTTCGTCATCGCGCAGATCGCGCATGGTCCGCATCTGAAGCCGGGCGCCGTGCGCGACGCGATGAAGGCGCGCTTCAAGGGCCTTCACATCCCCAGCTGCAAAACGCTCGAACGCTGGATGAAGCGCTGGCGCGACGAGAACCCGCGCGGCGCCGAGATGCTCGCGAACCCCGACAGCGCGAAGAACCTCTATCGCGCGTCGTTCGGCTCGCAGTCCGAGCGCGTCATCCGCATCAATCAGACCTGGGAAAGCGACGCGACCCCATCGGACGCCATGTGCACCGACGGGCGTTTCGCGCTGGTCGGCACGATCGATGTGTTCACGCGCCGCACGCGCGTGCTGGTGACGAGGACTTCCAAGGCCGCCGGCGTCATGGCGCTCACGCGCCGCTGCATCATCGACTGGGGCTTCCCCGAAGAACTGAAGACCGACAACGGCCAGGAATTCAAAAGCCGCTGGGTCACGGCCGGACTCGCGGCCGCCGGCATCGAGCATCGGCTTTGCCCGCCCTTCACGCCGGAAGGCAAGCCGCATATCGAGCGGTTCTTCGGCACGATGACGCGGCGGCTGTTCGAGATGCTGCCCGGCTATGTCGGGCACAGCGTCGCCGATCGCCAGGCCATCCGCGCGCGGGCCGCCTTCAGCTCGCGCCTGGGCGAAAGCGACGCCGAAGTCTTCAACGTCCGCCTTTCGTCCGCGCAGCTTCAACAGGCGATCGACGCGTACATCGCCGGGATCTACGAGCTCGACGAACACGAAGGGCTCGACGGCATGAAGCCGGCCGAGGTTGCGGCGATGCACGCGCACGAAGCGCGCCGCGTCGTCGATCCGCGCGCGCTCGACGTGCTGCTCGCCGAGCCCGCCGGCGGCGGCCTCCGCGTCGTCGGCAAGCGCGGCATCGCGGTCGATGCCGGCTTCTACATCCACGAAGCGCTTGTCCCGCTGATCGGCCAGCGCGTGCAGGTGCGCTTCGACGCGGCCGATGCCGGCCGAATCATCGTGCACGATCTCGCCGGCGCGTTCTTGTGCGTGGCCGAGGATCCGGCGCGCACGGGTGCGAGCCGCGCCGAGATCGCCGCCAAGGCGCGCTCTGCGCAGCAGCAGATCGACCGGACTTTCCGCGAGGCGGCGCGCATCGCCAAGCGCACGCATCGCCCGGAATTGTCGATCGCCGAAATCCTCGACGACGCCACGACGCGCGCGCGCGCAAACCTCGCCGTCATCCCCGCGATCGAACACGACAGCGCAGCCTTGCGCGAAGCCGCGAAGGCGGCCGACGCGCTCGAAGCGCCGCGCGCCTGGGAACCACGCGTGATCGACAGCGCACCCGCGCGCGAAGAACCGGCACCCGCGAAGGAGATCGACTGGAACGACGTGCACGATCTGGCGGGCTGGAAATTGGCCGATGTCGCCGCAGCACCCGAGGCCGCTTTCTACCAGTGGGTCGCGCAGAACCGCGACACCGCCAAACCCCATCACATCGAGGAATTCGAGACCGCGATGGCCGACCCCGTTTGGAAGGGGATCGTCGAAGCGCGTCTTGAAACGGTCGCGCGCATGCGTGCGGCCGAAACGCAAACCGCCGCCGGATTGGGCCCGGCGGCGGTGGCTTAAGTCGAAGGAGACTGAACTGTGACAGCAGGACGTTACACCAAAACCGTCGAGACCGCAAACCTCCGCTTCTTCCGCGAAGGCGTCAAGGCGATCGAAAATCGGACCGCGCCCGAGGCGGCGTTCGTCGTCATCAAGGGGCATCCCGGTTACGGCAAGACCCATGCGGGTATCGCCTACGCCATCGCCAACAACATCCCCTTCGTGCGCATCCAGGCGGCCGCCACGCCGCACTGGGTGCTGTCCGATTGGGTGACCGAGCTCGGCGAGAAGCCGGCGCATAGCTGCGAGGCGCTTCACAATCAGCTGGTCGAACTGCTCGCCAAGAAGCCGCGCGCCGTGATCTTCGACGAAGTCGAACACGCGCTTTCCAACGGCAAGGTGATCGACAGCATCCGGGGCGTGGTCGATACGGTTGAAATCCCGTGCGTCTTCATGGGGCGCGAATACATCGACCAGCGCCTGAAGCGTCACCCGGCCGTCTGGTCGCGCGTCTCCGCGAAGGTCACCTTCAAGCCGCTCGACGCGGCCGACATGGCGAAGCTGGTCGAAGAACGCGCCGGCGTCAAAGCCGACGCCGATCTGATCGAGCGTCTGATTCGCGAAAGCGAGGGGCGCATCCGTCTGGCGCTCGGCGCGGTCGATGAAATCAAGCGCTATGCCAGCCGCGCCAGCGTCAAGCTCGTGCGCGCGGTCGATCTCGCGAAGCGCGAACTGGTGAAGGCCGACAGCGCCAAGGCGCGCGAGCAGGCCGTGACGGCGCCGGCGGAGGAAGCCTGATGCCCGCGACGCTTCAACAAGTCCTCGACGCGCTGCCGCCGCCCGCACTCGAATGCGGGCGCCGGCACGCGCGGATCGACGATGTCATCGCCAAGATCGGCGGCGATCGCGAGGCGTTGCGCCGGCGGCTTCTCCGGCTGATCGAGCGCGGTTACGTCTACTCGGCGAAGCCGGGAGTTTACGCGCTGACACGCCGCGCCGTGCAACTGCGTGCCAAAGGCGCCGAGATCGGCACGACGCCGCGCCGGCGGGCCGAGACGCATCGCGATAAATGCGCATCGCCACAACGGGGCGCGAAGGTCAATGCGCCGCGCTTACGCAAGGAGCGCACTTTAGCCGTCCGCGTGTGGGAAGCCTTGCGCAAACTGCGCAAGGCCACCACGGCGCAGCTGCTCGAACTCGCCGCGCGCGATGACGAGAATGGTCAATCCGTCGCCACGCGCAGCTTGCGGCGCTGGGTGCGCTTCGGCCTAGTCGTCAAGCGCGGCTCGCGCGGCGGCTCGATCCCGACATGGTTCCTTATCCGCGACATCGGCTTCCACGCCCCGCGCGAGGTGCAAGGCGGCCGTCTGCTGTGGGACCCGAACGCGCAAGCCTTCCTGAAGGAACCCGCGCAATGACCGACGCGACCGTCCCGCCGCCGTCGGAGGATTGGCTTGTGCTGCTGTCGCGCGCCGTCGCCGACGAGACGGCGAAGCGCAACGGCAAGCGCGGCGGCATCACCGCCGTCGCCAAAACGATCGGCTATTCGCGGGTCGCCGTCACGCTCGCGCTAACGGGCAAGTACTGCGGCAGCACGCACAAGCTCGAAGCCAAGGTGTTCGAGGTCTTCGGTCTCGGCAAGCACCGCTGCCCCTATCTCGACGCGACGATCGAAGGATCGGTCTGCCGCACATGGCAGACGCGGCCGATGCCGCGCGCCAACCCCGACGCCATCAAACACTGGAACGCCTGCACGAATTGCAAGTTCGCGCACGCGTCGAACCTGAAGGAGCGCGCCTGATGCCCGACCAGATGACGCCGACGGTGATGCCGAGCGACCGTCTCGATGCGGTGTTGAAGCGGCTGCGCCAGATGCGCACGGGCCGCCCGCTCACCGAGAACCAACTCGATACGACGATCAGCGAAGTGCACGAAGTGCGGATGCTGCTTCGCGATCTCGAAGACCGCCTTGTGCCCCGCGATCGGGTCTGCGCATTCGGCCGCGCTCTAACGCACGCCGGCGAGGTGCGCCTCGGCCGACAGGGCGGTGCGTCGTGACTGAAGCCCCGCTCGGCAGGATCGCGACGATCAAGAACCTCGTCGCCCGCGCGTTCAGTCTGGACCCGGCTTTGCTCGTTGGCCCGCGCCGCTCGCGTATCCTCGCCCATCCGCGCCAGATCGCCATGACGATTTGCCGCGAACTCCTGCCGGAGCAGAGCTTGCCGGCGATCGGCCTCGCCTTCATGCGCGACCACACGACGGTGATGCACGCCGTGAAGGCCGTTGCCGAACGGCGTCGTCGCGATTCGAAGATCGATCGCGAGTATCGCGAATTGCTCGACGCGGCCAAGGCGGCGTTGCCGCCCTTGCCGGCGGCCGAACTCGACCACGCCCTTCAAGCCATCGATCTCTATGCCACCAGGGTCGCCGAAGAAGTCCGCGCCCAAATCACGGCCGGTGCGCTTAACGAACCTGAAGCCTTTCTGCAACGGCTGCGCTCGATTGCGCCCCGACCGATCGACCGAATGCACCCGAACGACGTGCGCCTGATGAAGACGCCGCCGGCGCCGCGCCCGAACCTTCGCCACACGGGCCCGCTGCTGACCGCCATCTCCATGCGCGTTCCGACCGATCTGCGGGCCCTTGGCCATCTGCGAACCGCGCATCAGGCGACGGCCGCCAAGCTGCGCGCCCATCACGCAACGAAGCATGGGAGCGCCCGATGACCGATATCGATCCGACCGCCAAGGAAGCCGCCACGCTCGAGGAGCGTTTGAGCGTGGGTACGCGCATCGCGCGCCGCGCGCTCGCCGGCGGGCCGATGCACTTCCCCGAGAACCTTCAACTGAAGGCCGCCGCCCAGGGCGTCTACGCCTGGCGCGAGCTGCTCGTCGGCGTTCTCGGCGGCGATGCCGATGCGATCGCCTTCGCCCGCCGCGCCGTCCACACCCATCTGCCGCCCGAACACAAAGCCAAACCGAAGGGAGCATGACCATGCGTTGGTTCACGAACCTTCTCGCCAACTGGCGAGCAGCGCGTGCCCAAGCGCGCGCCGAACGCGCGGTGCGCGAACGCGAGGCCAAGCGCTTCGCCATGCACATCGCCCTCAACACGTCGAACGTCTATCTGCGCAAAGGAGCGCTGTGATGGCCAAGAAGAAATCCCTGACGGTGCCCGCTTTGCCGGTGCCGCAGAACGCGACGCAAGCCGACAACGTCCTCCACATCATCGGCCAGCACAAACGCGCGCTCGATACCCTGATCCTGAAACGCGACGAGGCGGTCGCCGTCGCGACCGAGAAATTCGTCAAGCAGATCGCCGACGCGGCCGAAGCGCTCCAGGCCAACGTGGACTCGCTGCAAGCCTATGCAGAGGCCAACAAGGACGAACTGCTGAAGGACGGCAAACGCTCGGTCACGTTCATGTCGGGCGTCTTCGGCTGGCGCTACGGCAACCCGTCTTTGAAGTTCGACGCCGACGACGAACCCGAACTGATCGCACGGCTGCGGCGCTTCAAGCTCGACCACCATATCCGCACGACCGAGACGATCGACAAGCAATCGATGCTCGCCGCGCCCGAGGAAGTCGAGGCGATCAACGGCATCGAGATCGAGCAGGTCGAGCGGTTCTTCGTCCGTCCGCTCGAAGTGACCGACGACATCTCGGGCAAGGCGCGCAAGCTGAAGGGTGCCGCCGCCACGGTGGCACCCGACGCCACGCCCAAGAAATCCAAAGCGAAGGGAAAGTGACATGGCGTGGTTCGAGTTCAAATCGCGGAGCCGCAGCGCCGACACCCGGATCGGTGTCGTGAGCGTTAGCCGCGACGGGCCGCACGGCAAGAAGCTGTACATCGCGTTCGGCGACACCCGGCCGAAGACCTTCGTGAAGGGCGCGCTGGTGTCGCTGCGCTTCGGCACGGCCGAACATGCCGGCATGCTGCGCGTCGAGCGCGCGCCGGCCGGCTACAAGCTGCAACCGGATGGCGAAGCGACGAACGGCATCCGTCTGATGGCGGCGTTCCCCGACGGCGTCGGCATCCCGCGCAGGTCGTGCAGCCGCCGGCCGGTCGAGATCGTGGAGATTTCGGAGAACCACGTCGTGCTGCGCATCCCGCGCTTCGACGCTGTCGTACCGCCAACCGCGACGCCCGCCCGCACGCCCGTGCCGCAATCCGGCTCGCTGATGAGCGGCTCGATCGCGCGCCCGCATCCCGGCCCGACGCCGGCGGACGCGCGCGTGCGCGCGGCGCTCAAGGACGTTGAGAACCACAGGAAGGGAACGAAGTGATGGACACGCAACCCCGCGCCGGCATCAAGCCGCCGCCCCCGCACAACATGCTGCGCGACGTGCGTCACGATCTCGCCGAGGCCGAGCGGCACCGCCACTCGATTCCTGACGGCCGGCACGGCTGGCCCGACATCTTCGTCTACGTCTGGATCGACGGCGAAGGCGCGAAGCACAAGAGCGCTTGCCCGCCGACGCTCGGCAATCCCGCGCATATCGACACGACGGCAAAAGCGGTCGGCAGCCGCGCCTATCGCACCGAGCCTTGCACCTGGCCGGCGAAGATCGAGCTGATCGCACCCAACAAGCTGCCGCTCTACGAGGCGCTCGCATCGCATGGCCGACTGCGCGATCCCGGCCATACCGGCGCCAGCGCCGGCGAGGCGATCGACAATCGCCGCGCACCGGCGGAGGGCTGATCGATGGAACAGCCGAACCCGCAAGCCATATCGACCATCCATCAAGTTCTGTTGGCGGCAGAGGCCGATAAGGTCACAGCGCTTTCCATGGCGATGTACGACGTGTGCGGTAACACGGGCGGCGGCAGGCACCGCGCCGACGTGCTGATCGCGGCGCTCGCCCATCTCATGATTGTCGGCGCGAAATTCTTCAGCGAAGGCTCACGCGCGATGGCCGATCAGCTCGGCGACGAGAACGCTCTCGTACCGACGCCCGAAGAGGTTCTGCTCGGCGCAGCCCAGTATGCGCGCTTACGCCTCGCCGCGCTGCCGGGTGACGCGCCGTTGCCCTGGCGCTCGCACATCCACGAACCTGGGAGGGCGTGACGATGGCGGACGCCTCGGCTGCACCCGACGATCGCGCCATCTACGCCCGCGAGGCCGCGTGCGCCGTGCTCGATGACGGCCGCACGCATGCCGAGGCGATCGACTATTTCGGGATCTCGTCGCTCGATCTCGCGGCCGCGCTGGTGGCCGAGGCCAAGGAACGGCAGATGGCGCGCGCCAATCGCCAAGGCGGCCGCCGATGACGAACGGATACGAGGGTTCGCCCGAACAAGCGGCCGTGGCGTTCCTGGTGAAAACCTTCGTCTGGCCGGCACGCGACGCGATCCGCGATCGAAAGCGGCGAACGGTCGCCGATGCAATGGCGTTTCACGATGCCCATGAGCTAGCCCGCCAGATCGCGCACAAGCGTCTTCCAGTCGAGATCAGCGAGGCGTCGCGATGAAACCGCCCGCCCCGAAAACGCGCTTCACCGTTGGGCTCGATCGCGACGCGGCCGAGGCCGTGCAGGACCTGATCGACAACCGGCTCACGGACATGCACGTCATCGATCGCGAAGACACGCGCATCGCCAATGCACTCGTGCGTGCAAAGGACGCCTTCACCAAAGCCGTGCCGCTGCGCTCGCGCAAGCGTCTCGACTATCACCGGCGGCCGGTGCAATGAACGACCATCAACGCTGGCGCCAAACGCAACTCCGCCGTCAGCGCGGCTTGTGCTTCTACTGCCCGGCCGAGCTCGATCTGCGCAGCCCCGGCAATGTGCGCGTCACGGCGGCGGCCGAGGCCCAGCGCAAGGTGCGCGCCGCGAGCTGCGATCACTTCGTTCCCGTGGCGGCCGGCGGCGACAACAACCGCTTCAACAAGGTTCTGGCCTGCGCGCCCTGCAATGCGCGCAAGGCGGCGTCGCTGCCGACCCTCGCCGATCTGGTGATGCTCGTCGATCTCAACTGCGTACGCGACGCGCACCGGCCCAACGGCGTCGGGCCGATCGCGCGGCGGCTTCTCGATCTCGCCCGCAAGGCCGATGCCAAACTCGGGATCGCGAGGAAGCGATGAACGCGGATGAAGCGCGCAAGGCGGCGATCGCCGCCAGGGAGAAATGGATCGCTGCCCCGCGCGGATCGCGCGCCGCACGCGAAGCCGCGCTTCGCCATGCCGTCGCGGCGCAGCTCGCGGCCGAGCTCGCCGAACTGAATTCCGGCGGGAAGTCCGCCGATCCCGAGCCGGAGCTTCCGTATTGGAAAAAGGGAAACCTCGCATGACCGACGCGAACCGCAATCGCGATATCCGCGCGATCAAGACCGGCCAGCGCGATCTGGCGCTAACGGACGATTCCTATCGCGATCTTCTCCAGCGCATCACCGGCAAGCGTTCCGCCGCCGATCTCGACGCGGCCGAGCGCGCCAAGGTGCTGGAGGAATTCCGGCGCCTCGGCTTCAAGCCGAAGGGTGCGAAGCCCCGCCGCGCCGGCAACCGGCCGCTGGTCGATACGCCGACCGCCAGGAAGATCCGCGCGCTGTGGCTATCGCTGTGGCATCTCAACGCCGTGCGCGACCCGAGCGAAGACGCGCTCGAAAGCTTTGTGAAGCGCATCGCGAAGGTGGACTCGCTGGCTTGGCTGAAGCCGCAACAGACGCACGCCGTGATCGAGGCGCTGAAGGACTGGTGCTTGCGCGAAGGCTATCTCGTTCAAGAAATCCCGGCCGACGCGTCGAAGCTCGACTACGAAAAGGAATTGCTGAAGACGATCTGGCTAAAGACCAAGCGCGTAAAGGAGCCCTCGTATCAGCACGACAAATGGCACTTCGACAACTGGATCATGCAAACGACCGAGCATCAATGCAGCTTCGCGACGCTCGACGGCGAAGGCGTCGAACGCTGCCTCGATCGCGCGCGCAAATGGCTGGCCTACGAATTGAAGTGGGCGCCGGCCGCGAAATGACCCAGCCGCGCCAACATCCCTACGGCCGGCCCTTGCCTTGGGCGCTCTCGCAGATCGCGGATGCCGCCGGCATCGACGCCGCCATGAAGATCGCCGAGGCGCGCGGCGGCAACCGATTGGAGATCGCGCGCGATAGCGCCGTGCTGCGCGAGATCGTCGGCGCCGAAGCCGCCACGGCGATCGTCGAGAAGATGGGCGTCGGTGTGCGGATCTATGTTCCGCTCGGCGATTACCACCTCGTGCAATGGTTGAAGGCGCAAGGCGTGCCGCGCGCCGAGATTTGCCGTCGCGCGCGCGTCTCGCTGCGCACGTTGCAGCGTTGGGACGCGCCGCCCGAGGCGCACGAGCAGCTAAGCCTGAAGCTCGCCGGCGAATGAAGAAGGCGCGCACGAAGTTCGACGATTACATGATCCCGTATCTGGCGATCGAGATTGCCGGCGGAGCGACCGAGGTTGCACGGATCCTCGGCATCTCCGTTCGTCGCACGCAAGCCTTCGCGTCGGGGGAGCGCAAGATGCCGCGCGCGCGGCGCCTGGCGCTGGCCGCCGCACTCGAAGCCCGCGCCGTGCGTATGCAACGCCTCGCCGCGAAGCTTAAGCGTTAGAAACGGCCCCGTGCGGGGCGCTTGACTCAAAGCGCTCTAACGGCGAAGCCTGCATTCGATCCGAAGGCGTGGCGCGGGATGACGCGCGTCGTCCTGCGTTCGTGACGCAAAGCCCGCCATCGTCGCGGGATGGAAAGCAAACCCTTCCCCGCGAAGCTCGTCGCCGGTATCCGGAACAACAATCCCGGCAACCTGATGGACAACGGCATTCCGTGGGAAGGCCTGGTGGGCCGTGACTCGGAAGGCCGCTGCATCTTCAAAACGATGGCCAAGGGCATTCGCGCCGCCGGCCTCGATCTGCTCAACGACTACGGCAAGAAGCGCAAGCGTACGCCCAGCACGATCATCACCGAGTACGCGCCGCCGAATCATGTGAACAGCGCGGGCGTGAACGTCGGCAACAACACCGAAGCCTATATTTCGTTCTTCGCGAAGGAAATGAATGTCGGCCGCGACGAGGACTTCGGCCTTCGCGATGGCGACTCGCGCGTCAACATCACGAAGCTGCGCTTGGCACTCAACACGATCTTCCGCATGGAATGCGGGCACGAACAAGCCGCGCTGATCGACGCGCGCGAGTTCGATTCCGGATTGATGCAAGCGGTCGCCCGCGTCCCCGTCATCGTCGCGTGAGGTCAATCATGTTCGCCAATGCCCTCGACGTTTTCCTTCTCATCATTGGCGCCCTGCTTGCGCTTATCGGCGGTGCCGGTGCCAAGAGCTCGGGTAACACGTCCGGTGCCATCTTCGGCATCGTGCTTTTCATCTGCGGCGTGGTCATCGCCATCAGCGCCCTGAAATCCTTAGTCGGCTGAAGCGCGCAGATGGAAGCAATCAACCAGATCGCGCGCATTCTCGAACTCTGCGCCGGCACGGGTCTCGTCTACACGGGCGCGAGCTGGTTCGAGGATTGCCGGACCGTCACGCATTACGTGGTCGCCGGTCTCGTCGCCGTCGCCGGCGGGGCGTTCTTCATCGACGCCTTTGTCGCGCTGTTCGGGTGAACGCGCCATGATCCCCGCACTCTTGCTTCAAGCCGGTCTTCCGCTTCTCGCAAAATGGATCGGCGGCGCGCTGGAGAAGGTCGAGCATCCGGCCGCCAAGGCGGCCGCCGGCGCCCTGGCCGACGTGACGGCTGCGATCTCCACCAAGCAGATCACGCCCGAGCAACTCGCCGAAGCGAACCGCCACGTCGAAGCGATGGCCAAGCTCGACAGCGAAGAATATCGCGAGGTCCTGCGCGAAGTTAACGCGACGATGCGCGTCGAAGCGCAGGCCGATGACGAGTACACCCGGCGCTGGCGCCCGTTCTGGGGCTATGCCTCGGCCTATGCGTGGCAGGTCCAAACCTACACGGCGTGCGTCGCCGTCATCGCCGCGATCGGAATCGTGATCTTCGGCGAAGCGGACAAGGCCCGGATCATCTTCGAGGGGCTCGCCGCGCTGTTCGAGGCGATGAGCGAAATGTGGATGGTGGCGCTCGCCGTGCTGGGCGTCGGCGTCTATCAACGCTCGCGCGACAAAGCGCGCGCCGCCGGGGTGCCTTCGATGTTCGAGACGATCATCGATCGCGTGACGAAGCGAAACCCCGCGGCCGCCGCGCCGCCGGCGACGGGGAAGAAATCGTGAGCAGCGAAGCCGACGAAGCGCAGACGCGTGAAATTCTCGAACGCGATGCGCGCATCGCCGTCGTGCGCGCGCGGCCGAAGGGCCGCATGTGCGTTCGCTGCGGCGATCCGCTTTCGGCCGATCTGCTTGATGAAGCGCCCGACTCGCTCGACTGCGGCGGGCAATGTGGGAAAGGCGCGTGATGAATTGGGACTTCGCTTCGATCGGCTACTACCTCGTCGGCATCGTCGGTGCCGTCGGCACGTATGTCCTTTGGACGCTGAAGGGCAAGTTCGTCTCGAAAGAGGATTTCGAGGCCTACGTGCGCGAAACGAACACCCGCTTCGAAGCGGGGTCCGAGCGCATGGGCAAGCTGACATCGATCATCGAGCGGCTTAGCCACGCGGTCGAGAACCTGCCGACCAAAGACGATCTGCACGAACTGGCGCTCGCCGTGCGCGATGTGGGCGGCGAGTTGAAAGCGATGCGCGTTTCGACGACGGCCATCGAGAAAGACATCGTCGAACTTCGCGACACCGTCGTGCGCCACGAGAACATCATTGCCGACGCGCGGGGGGCACGTTGATGGATCTGCACGAACAATGGCGCCAGCATTTGCGCAGCTCGATTTTGCGCACGCTGAAGAATTCGCCGGAGTACAGCGCGAACGATTCGATCGTCACCGACGTGGTCCGCTCCGTGGGCATCAATGCGTCGCGCGATCAGGTCCGGACGGAGATGGCCTGGCTCAAGGAGCAAGGGCTGATCCGCACCCAAGCTTTCGACGCGCTGATCGTCGCCACGATGACGGAGCGCGGCGAGGATGTTGCCGCCGGCCGCTCGACCGTGCCCGGCGTCAAAAAGCCCTCGGCGAAGTGAGGGCGACGTGGCGCGCAAATCGTCGATCGAGAAACTCCCGCTGTCCATCCGCAAGGAGATCGGCCGTCTCCGCTCGGAGGAAGGGCTGTCGATCGACGACATCCTCGAACGCCTGAAAGGCGCTACGCCCGACGTGACGATCTCGCGTTCCGCGATGGGCCGCTACACTAAGCGGATCGACGCAATGCAGGAGCTTCTCAAGGAAAGCCGCGAGGCCGCGACGGCGCTGGTCTCGGGTCTGGGCGAGCGCGGCGAAGGCGACGTGCAGCGTTTGAACACCGAGCTCGCGCAGTCGCTTCTAACGCGGCTGATGATGGGCGAAGACGGCAAGGCGCTTTCCCTCGATCCGCAGGAAGCGATGTTCCTGGGATCCGCGATCAAGTCGTTGACGGCCGCCAGCCGCGACAACGCCGCGTTCACCGAGAAGGTCGAGAAGCGTGTCCGCGAACGTGCGGCGGAAATCGCGAAGACCACGGCGCGCGAAGGCGGCATCTCGGCGCAACTCGCCGACACGATCGCCGCGCGGATCCTCGGCGTGACGCCCCCGGCTTCGAAGTCCGTATGACCGCCGCGCGCAAACCCAAGGCATCGAAGGCCAAGGCTCCGAAAGCCAAGGCGCCGGCGCGCGAGGCACCGGAGCGCGCGAAGTACGACGCGGCCGAGGTACAGCGCCAAGTCGAGCAGGCCGTTGCCGGGCGCCAGGTCGAAGACGTTCTGCTGTCCTATCAGAAGAACCTGTTTAGCAGCGCCTCGACCGAAGCCCTGTTGGTCTACGAGAAGTCGCGACGCATCGGCATCACCTGGGCAGTCGCTTCGTTTGCCGTATTGAACGCGGCGAAGGCGAAGACGAGCGGTGGCCAGGACGTGCTGTATCTTGGCTACGCGCTCGACATGACCCGCGAGTTCGTGGACGTGTGCGCCGCCTTCGCGCGAGCGATCGAGCCTGCCGCTGCGTCGGTGCAGGAGTTCCTGTTCGACGACGGATCGGAGAAGGGCGTCGGCGCCTTCCGCATCAAGTTCGCATCGGGTTTCGAGATCGTGGCGCTCACGTCCAAGCCTCGATCGCTGCGCGGCCGCCAGGGCATCGTCATCATCGACGAAGCCGCGTTCCACGACGATCTGGACGAAGTGCTGAAGGCGGCTCTGGCGCTGCTGATCTGGGGCGGCAGCGTCGTCGTCATCTCGTCGCATAACGGGACCGAGAACCCGTTCAACAAGCTGATCGAAGATATCCGCGCGAAGCGCCGCAAGGGCAAGGTCATCCGCACGACGTTCAAGGATGCGCTCGCCGCCGGGCTCTACAAGCGCGTCTGTTACGTCACCGGCAAGAAGTGGTCGGCCGAGGCCGAGAAGGAATGGGCCGACGACATCTACGGCTACTATGCCGCCGGTGCCGCCGAGGAACTCGACGTGATCCCGTCGCAAGGCACGGGCACATGGCTGAACCGCAGCCTGATCGAGCGGCGCGCGATCGACGTGCCGGTCCTTCGACTTTCCCTCGACGACGCGTTCGCCCTGCGGACGAAGCAAGAGCGCAAACAGGAAATGGCGGATTGGCTGATCGCCAATGTCGATCCTATCCTCGCCTCGCTTCATCCGACGCGGCGTTGCGCATTCGGCTGGGACTTCGCGCGCAAGGTCCACCGCTCCGTTCTCTGGCCGATTCAGCAACGTGACGATCTCGGCTGGTCGCCGCCCTTCCTTCTGGAGATGCGCAACGTCCCCTTCGTGCAGCAGGAACAAATCTTGTTTCACATCGTCGATGCGATCGCCGATCGATTCGACGGAGGCGCGATGGATGCCGGCGGCAACGGCGCGCAGTTGGCCGAGGCCGCGCGCGATCGTTACGGCGAGAACGTTCACACGATCCAGCTCAACGAGGGCTGGTATCGCGACAACATGCCCAAGCTCAAAGCGGGGCTCGACGACGATCTCTTCGACGTGCCGAGAGATACGGACGTCGCCGGCGATCTGCTTCAGTTCCAATTGGTCAAGGGTGTCGCACGCCTTCCCGATAACGCGGAACGCGACGGCAGCGATGGCCAGAAGCGTCACGCCGACGCCGGTATCGCGGCAGCGCTCGCACGATACGCCTGCCTGATTAACCCGGTCGCCTTTGGCTACGACGCGTTGCCCAAACCCGAAGCACCGGCCGACGGTGACCGCATGTCGATGCGCCCGCGCGAAGACGACGACGATCAACATCACGGCCTGTTCGCCGGGGGAGCCTACTGATGCCGCTGCTCGATGCCGATGGCTTCCCGATCGACATGTCGCGCTTGCGCGATCGCGAAGCCGAACCCACCGTCATGGGCGTGCGCCGGCCGGAGGCCGAGGATCCGGCGACCGGCATCACGCCGGTGGCACTGGCGCAGCTGCTGCGCGAAGCCGAGGACGGCGACACGTCCGCCTATTACGCGCTCGCCGAGCGCATCGAAGAGCGCGACGCGCATTACGTCGCCGTGCTGCGCACGCGCAAGCTCGCCGTCGCCGCACTCGATCCCGTCATCGAAGCCGTCACCGACGATGCGCGCGACGTTGAGATCGCGGAGTTCTGCCGCGAGATCGTCGGCGACGACGTATTCCGGGCATCGCTGTTCGATATGCTCGACGCGATCGGCAAAGGCTTCAGCGTCACCGAGACGCTGTGGAACACGACGGCGCGATGGACCCCGAAGGGTTATGCCTGGGTGGACCCGCGCCATCTCGGCTTCGATCCCGACGATCGCAGCACGCCGCTGATCCGCGCCACGCCCGGCGAGCAGGGCCACGGCGAGCCCGCGCGTCCGGGCGGCCGAGGCGTGCCGGGCTACAAGCCGCTCGCGCCCGGCAAGTTCATCACCCTTGCGATCAAGTCGAAGTCGGGCACGACGCCGCGCTCGGGCATCGCGCGCACGGCGGCCTGGCTATGGCTGTTCAAGTCGTTCGACATGAAGGCGTGGGTCCAATTCGCCGAGGTCTACGGCATGCCGGTTCGGATCGGTAAGTATCCGAACAACGCGACGCCCGAACAGAAACGCACCTTGATGCGCGCGGTCGCGCAGATGGCCAGCGATGCCGGCGCGATCATCCCCGCCTCGATGCTGATCGAGTTCGTCGAAGCCGGCGGCAATCGCGACGGCAAGCTCTATCGCGATCTCGCCGACTATTGCGATCTCCTGCTCTCGAAACTGGTGCTCGGCCAGACCACGACGACGGATGCGGTGTCCGGCGGCCATGCCGTCTCGAAGGAACACAACGAAGTCCGGGGCGACATCCGCGACGCCGACGCGATGATGCTCGCGATGGCGATCCGCAAATGTCTGCTGACGCCGGCGGTCGCTTTCAATTTCGGTCCCGACGCCAAGGTTCCGCAGCTGCGCTTCCAGGCGCCCGAAGTGTTCGACATCGAAAAGATGACGAGCGCGCTGGAGAAGCTTGTGCCGATGGGGATGGAGGTCGAAGCCTCGGTCGTACGCGACAAGCTCGGCTGGCCCGAGCCCGCGAAGGACGGGAAGCTATTGCGCGCGCCGGCGACACCCGCGCCTGTTTTCCCCGGTGCGCCGCCGCAGGGCGGCACGCCGCTCGATCAGCTCGCGACTGCGCTCGCTTCGATCAACGCGGCCGCGCGCGACGTGCCCGACCAGATCGCAGCGAAGGGCGACAAGGCGGCCGAGAAGATCATCGCCGCACGCATCGAGCGGATCCGCGCGATCGTCGCCTCGGCCGCATCGCTCGAGGATCTGAACCGCGACCTGCTGATCCTCTCGGCCGAGTTCAAACCCGACGAGCTCGCGGCCGTGCTGCGCGACGCCAATCTGCTCGGCCGCCTCGCCGGCGCGGATGAGGCGACATGACCGCATCCCCGATCAGCTTGCCGTTCGACGAGGCGATCAAGTTCTTCCGTCAGAAGAACTCGATGCCGACGAAGACATGGCGCGATCTGTGGGAAGCGCAGCACGCGCGCGCCTTCGTCATCGCGGGCGCCACGGATGCGGCGATGCTCGCCGATTTCCGCGCGGCGATCGACAAGGCGATCTCGGCCGGCACGACGATCGGCGACTTCCGTAAGGACTTCGACAGCATCGTCGAGCAACACGGCTGGTCCTACAACGGCGGTCGCAACTGGCGCACCCGCGTGATCTTCGACACGAACGTCCGCATGGCGCATCAGGCGGGCAAGTGGGAACAGGCGCAGCGCACGAAGGAACGCCGCCCGTATATGCGCTACGTCGCCGTGCTGGACGATCGCACGCGGCCCGAGCATCAAGCGTGGCACGGCCTGGTTCTGCCGATCGACGATCCCTTCTGGCAGACGCATTACCCGCCGAACGGCTGGAACTGCCGCTGCACCGTGCAGACGCTGAACGATCGCGATCTCGAACGCTACGGCTACGAGCTCGGCGAATCGCCGCCCGTCGAAATGGAACAGCGCACACTGCGCACCGAGACGGGCGACGTGACGATCGAGGTGCCCAAGGGCATCGACACCGGCTTTGGCTACAACGTCGGGCAATCCGCCGGCGAAGGCTTCACGCAAGAGCGCTTGGCGATGGAACGGCACGCGTCGTTCGAGGAAGTCGTCTCGCCGGTGGCGCCGCCGCAGGTGCGCGCGCCCTTGCCGATCGACGAAGCGAAAGCCGAGCTCGCACCGCCCGTCGGCGATGGCAGCGAGAAGGCGATGCGCGATGCGTTGCGCAAAGCGATCGGCGGCGACGAAGCGATCTACGCGGATCCCACGGGCCAGCGCGTGAAGATCAATCAAGCGATCGTCGATCATTTGCTTGGCGATCCGAAACGGATGGACGCGCATCGCGAGCGGTTCTTCCCGTTGCTGCGCGAGCTGATCGAGGATCCGGCGGAAATCTGGACGGCCTTCGCGCGATCGGTGGAAACCGGCGCCGTGCGTTTGCGCCGTCGCTTCGTGCGCGTCGTGCTCGACGAACGCAAGCGGCCCTTGGCGCTGGTCGCCGATCAGGATGATGGAATCTGGTCGGCCTTCACGATCTTCCAGGGCAACGAAGCGCTCGCCGGCGCGCGACGCGGTCATCGCGTTTACGCGCGCAAGCCGAAGACGGGGGATCGGGGATGAGTAACGGCACTCCCGGCGAGGCCCTACATCGCCAACCGGATATCGGGGCACGGCCCACCCGGCGACGAGGCGATCAAGATGCGCCACCCCCTCGGCCGGGTCAAGACCGGGGCCGTCCGGCGGCCGAAAACCGACTTCGTTTTCTAACGCTCCCGGCCCCTGGGGCGCCCCACAGGGTGCGGACCGGGGCGGGACAAGCGTTAGAAGCGCACGATTCTGCGTTAGACGGCGGCATTTTCCAGGGAGCCTTGGGGCGCAATCCGCGCCGGGGGATCGGAATCGGTCCGGTCCCCCCTGCCGGGCGTCGCCTTCGCGCGGGGTTCTGCCTCCCTGTCCCGTCCCGGATGACGCGCGTCGTCCTGCCTCAAAACCCGTCCTGTTCCTACCGTGGCAGTCACTCGCTCGCTTCGCAAGTCGGAGCTGTTCCAAACGCCAAGGAGGAACTCGTGGCCCGATGAAACCCGAGATCGCGCAAGGCACCTCTATCGAGATCGCTTCGGCGGACGGCAGCAAGCCGCCCGAGTGGGTGCATCTCATGCCGATCGGTCAATGGTACGGCGTCAATGGCCAGGGGCCTTATCGCCTCGATCGGCCGAACGCCGAGCGCATTGCCGCGTCGATCAAAGCCGCGAAGCGGCCGTTGCCGATCGACTACGACCACGCGCTCGATCTGGCGTTCGGTGCAAAGGCCGGACAGCAAGCCCCGGCCGCCGGTTGGTTCAACGATGCCGAGGCGCGCGACGACGGCATCTGGGTTCGCGTCGAGTGGACCGAACGCGGCGGCGTCGCCATCGCTTCGCGCGAGTACCGCTACATCTCGCCGGCGTTCAAGCCCGAGCCGAACACCGGCCGCATCCTGCACATCGTGCGCGCCGGGCTCACGAACATGCCGAACTTCGAAAACCTGACCGCCCTCGCTTCGCAAAACCAAACCGAAGGAACCGCAGACATGGAAGAATTTCTGAAGCAACTGATCGCGCTGCTCGGCCTCGCCGTTGGCGCCACCACCGACGACGTGATCGCCGCGATCAAGGATCTGCAAAGCAAGACGACGACGGTGGCTTCGCAAGTTGCCGCGACGGCCGTGGCACTCGCATTGCCGAAGGACGCCACGCTCGAGCAGGTCGCCGCAGCGGTCATCGCGAAGGCGAACACCGCCGGCGATGCAACCGAGCTCGGCCAGCTGAAGACGCAAGTCGCCTCGCTCAACCAAACCGTCGGCAATCTCAACACGGAACTCGCGACCATGCGGACGAAGGCGGCCACGAACACGGCCGAGACCGTCGTCGCGTCCGCGATCGAGCAAGGCAAAGTCGCGCCCGCCGCGAAAGCCTGGGCGCTGGACTACGCGACGAAGGATCCCGCCGGCTTCGATGCGTATCTGAAGGCAATGCCTGCGTTGCTCGATCCCGCCACCGGCCAGCCGTCGTTGGCGTCGCAAGGCGAAGGCGGCTTGTCGGCGATCGAAACCGAGATCGCCTCGCGCATGGGTCTCTCGCCCGCCGACTACAAAACGTCGAAGGAACAGATCACCAAGGGGGTCGCCGTCTAACGCGGCCCTCGATCGAACCCACCCCCAGAACCCAAGCTAGGAGCTTCCAATGGCCCTCTCCGGCCCGCGCAACACTCCCGAGAAAGGCGACAACAAGTACCGCGATCTGCCCGTCGCGGCCGGCGTCTTCATCAAACAGGGCGGTCTCGTGGTCGCTTATGGCGGCTATGTGCGCCCGGCGCGCACGGCGACCACCGACGTTTGCGTCGGCGTCGCGCAAGCCGACGCCGACAACACCGGCGGCGCCGATGGCGCGATCAACGCGAAAGTGAAGCGCACGATCGCCGCCTTCAAGAACTCGGCCTCGGGCGATGCCATCACGCGGTCGGAGATCGGCGCGACGATCTACATCGTTGATGACGAGCAGGTGGCGAAGACCAACGGCACGAACACACGTTCGGCCGCCGGCAAGGTCTGGGACGTGGACGCCGCCGGCGTCTGGGTCGAGACGCCGTAACCCCACAAACCCCAGAGGACAAGCAAACATGATCATCACCAGAGCTTCGATGGCGGCTGCGTTCATCGGCTTCAACTCTGCATTTCAGCAGGGTATCGGCGCCGTTAGTTCGAGCAGCCTCGATCAAGTCGCCATGACCGTGAACTCGACCACGTCCGAGGAGAAGTACGGCTGGCTGAAGGATCTGCCGGGCTTCCGCGAATGGCTCGGCGAGCGCGTCGTAAACAACGTCGCGGCGCATGACTACGGGATCAAGAACAAGCCTTTCGAGCAGACGATCGGCATCGATCGCGACAAGTTCGAGGACGATCAGTACGGCACTTACACGACGCTGTTCAAGGCGATGGGTGAGGAAGCCGCGCGCTTCCCGTCGCGCCTGGTTTTCGGCTTCCTGAAAACCGCCAACGCGCAGATCTGCTACGACGGCCAGTATCTCTGCGATACCGACCACCCGCAGATCAAGCCGGACGGCACCGAGGAACAGGTCTCCAACTTCATCACGGGTGCCGGCCCCGCGTGGTTCCTGATGGATCTCTCGCGCACGCTGAAGCCGGTCATCTGGCAGAAGCGCAAGCCTTTCGACAAGTTGATCCGAAAGGACAAGGAGGAAGACGACAACGTCTTCAACCAGAAGCAATACCTTTACGGCGCGGACGGCCGAGCGAATGTCGGTGCCGGCATCTGGCAGCTGATCGTGATGTCGAAGGCCGCACTCACGCCGGACAACTATGCCGCTGCGCGCGCGAAGTTCGCGACATTCAAGAAGGACTTCACGGCCGATCCCATCGGCGCTCGTGGCACGCACTTGTTCGTGCCCCAAGCGCTCGAAGGCGATGGCCGCAAATGCGTGATCGCGGAGAACCTCGACGGCGGCGGCTCCAACCCCTGGAAGGGCACGGCCCAGCTCGTCGTCGAGCCGTATCTCGACTAACGGCACGCGCGTCCGCGCCGGTTCGCCGGCGCGGACGGCATGTGTCGCAGTAACGACGGCAACGCCTTTCCGAAATCTCGATCGAGGATCCAGACATGAACGCCTTCAAGATCACCTCTCGCCCCGAGTCGTTCCGCCGCGCCGGCTTCGTCTTCACGCGCACGCCGCGCTTCATCAAGTTCACCGACCTTTCGAAATCGCAGGGCGAAGCCCTCGAAGCCGAAGGCAAACCGAACGGTCAACTGATCGTCGAAGCCGTGCAGCACGACTTCGAAGACGACGCGCAGCAGCAGCAGCAGCAACAGCAGCAAGCGCCGGCGACCTTGGCGAAGGCGCCGGCGGAAAGCGCCGCGGCTAAGTCGGATGGGCCCAAGCCGAACGCGCTGCGCGTCGTCGCGAAGAAGGATGGCCACGAGCGCTCGAAGATCATCTTCGGCGTGGAACCTGTCTACGTCCGGCTGTCCGAGCATCCCGCGAAGATCAAGGCGATCCGCGACGACGCCGAGCTCACGGTCGAAGAAGTCGTCCACGACTTCGGCGCCCCGAACTAACGCGAGCCCGCGATGCCTTACGCCACGCAACAGGACATGGAAGATCGGTTCGGCGCCGACGAGATACGGCGCATCTCCGATTACGCCGATCCGCCGACCGGCGAGATCGATCCTGTCGTCGTGGCGAAGGCGCTCGCCGACGCGAGCGCGGAGATCGACGGCTATCTGATCGGCCGCTACGCGCTCCCGCTCGCGTCCCCCTTTCCGGCGCCGCTGGTCACGGCATGCGAAGACATCGCGCGCTTCCGCATGCATCGCCACCTGGCCGGCGACGATATCAAGGACGCGTACAAGAACGCGATCGCCCGGCTGCGCGAGATCGCGCAAGGGCTGTTCAAGCTCAACGTGCCGGCGGCCTTGCCCGCGACGGATGGCGCCGACGAAGTTTTGACTTCCGGGCCCGATCGCATCTTCTCCGACCGATCGATGCGGGGCTATTGATGGCCGGCGTATCGCTCCCCGTCACCGTCGATCAAGTGGCGCTGGCCGATATCGGCAAGCGGCTCTATCGCTTGCGCGGCCGCATCGCGGACATGACGCCGGTCTACGACGAGATCGGCGGCTCGCTCGTCACTTCGACCCTGCATCGCTTCGAGAAGGGCGTCGATCCCGAAGGCTCGCCGTGGCGCCCCTCGATCCGCGCGCTTCAGACCAACGGGCAAACGCTCGTCGATACCGGCCACATGCGCCAGTCGGTCACGCATCGCGCCGAACGCGACAAGGTGACGGTCGGCACGAACCGCGTCTATGCGGCGATCCATCAATTCGGCGGCAAGGCCGGGCGCGGCGGATCCGCGACGATCCCCGCGCGTCCCTTCATCGGCATGTCGAAGGACGACGCCACCGAGACGCGCGCCATCCTCGGCGACTGGCTGGCGGAGCCCTTGTCTGGAGGCGGTGGGAAATGATCAAGTTCGCCAAGATCGAGGACGCGATCATCGGCCGGCTGCGCGCGTTTCTAACGCACGAGAAGATCGGCTACACGGTGCGCGACATCCAAGGCTATGCCGGATCCTTCGACGTGGACGACGAATCGTCGGTCGCGGCGGCGCTGAAGCAGCTGCCCGGCGTGCTGGTCAATTTCGCCGGCACCGGCGACATGCTGAATGTCGGCGCGAAGAAGCACGTCCCGCTGCGTTGGCAGATCATCATCGCGACGACTTCGACGCGCGGCGCCGACGAAGGGCGCAAGAGCGAAGACCTCAAAGCGCCGGGCGCCTACCTGATCTCGGGCGATGCGATGGCAGCACTCGAAGGGTCGTTCCTCGGGATCGAAGGCGAAGACGGTCTTGTCGAAGCGATGGACGTGAAGCGCGTTCTCCAGCTGCGCAACGGGATCATCAAGAAACAGCGCCTCGTCGTTTACGTCATCGAAGCCGAATGTACGGCCATCGCCGATCGCACGCGGCGCGGCCTCGTGCTCGACGATTTCCTGAAGGTGCGCGCCGACTGGGACATCGCGCCGCATCAGGCCATCCCGCCGAACGATCCCGACTTTTCGCAAACCGGCAACGTGAGGACCGAATGATGCGCAGCGAATTCGCCGCCGCACGCCGTGCACGCGCCATCCGCGCGGCACTCGTCTACGACGCCGTCCAGAAGATGATCGCCGGTGTGCGCGTCGAACGCGACGCGGCGGATCCAAGCCGCGTGAACGTCCTGATCCCTTTGTCGCCCCGTAGTCCCGCCGCTCCCGAACCCGTGAGGATCCACGAATGAACCTGTTTCGCATCACGCCGGCGGAAGGCCGGACCGTCCATTTCGAGGACGGCAAGCGCGTCCTGAAAGCCGGCGGCGAGGATCTTTCGGATTCGCCGCATTGGCAGCGGCGCCTGATGGAAGGCGACGTGACGATCATGCCGATCGTCGAGCCGAAGAAGAAGGCTTAACCGCAACTCAAGGAGACGACGATGCTTAGTTCCTCCGCGTTCGCCCAAGTGCCCGTCTCCCTGTTGACGGGCGGTACGTTCATCGAGATCGACCCGAGCCGCGCGATGCGCGGTTTGCCGGTGCGCCGCCCGCGCGCGCTCCTGGTCGGCCAACGGCACTCCACCGGAACGGCGCCGTCGGGCGTTATCCAGCCGATTTTCAACGGCCCCGAGGCGACCGCGATGTTCGGTCGCGGCTCGCAGCTCGCGCAGATCGTCGCGAACTTCAAGGCGCTCGACGACTACACCGAGACCTTCGCCTTGCCGATCGACGACGCGAACGCGGGCGCGTCGGCAACCGGCACCGTCACCGTCACCGGCCCGGCCACGGCCGCCGGCACGATCGAGATGTATATCGGCGGGCGCAACGTCCGCGTCGGCGTGGCCGCCGCCGACTCGGCCAACACGATCGCCGCCGCCCTCGTCGCCGCGATCACGGCCGATCTCGATCTTTTGGTGACGGCCGCCGCCGTCAACGCCGTCGTAACGCTCACGTCCAAACACAAGGGCGAGATCGGCAACGCGATCGACGTGCGCCATTCCTACTACGCCGGCCAGGCCTTGCCGGCGGGGGTCGGTCTGGCGATCGTCGCCATGTCCGGCGGCACGTCGGACCCCTCGCCGTCGGCTCTGATCGCCGCGATGGGCGATGCGCGTTACGACACGATCGTCTGGCCGTGGACCTCCGCCGCCGCCCTGGCCGACATCAAGACCGAGCTCGCGCGTCGCTTCATCGCCATGCAGATGAACGACAGCTACGCCCATGCCGGCGTGCGCGGATCCGTGGGCACGTTGACGACGCTCGGCAATCTGCACAACACGCCGCATTTCTCGTTCACCGACGCGGGCAACGAAGCCACCACGCCTTGGCTGAAGGCGGCGCAGGTCGCCGCGCGAGACTCGTTCGAGCCGGATCCCGCGCGCCAGCGCAAGACCCTCACACTGCCCGCCGTCATGGCGCCGTCGCGCGAGCTGTGGCGCACGCGCAACGAGCGCGAGACGCTGTTGAACGCCGGCATCGCCACGACGATCGTGCACGACGACGGCACGGTGGCGATCGAGCGCCTGTGCACGAACTACAAGACCAACCCCGCCGGCGCGCTCGATCGCTCGTATTTCGACGTGACGACGATGCGCACGCTCGCCTATGTGCGCTGGTCGATGTGGACGCGCGTGCAGCTGCGCTTCCCGCGCCACAAGCTCGCGAACGACGATCATCCCGGCGGCCCGACGATCGCGCGGCCGAAGGACATTCGCGCCGAGATGATCGCGCTCGCCGTCGAATGGCAGGCGGCGGGCCTGATCGAAGACGTCAACGGGTTCATCGAATCGTTGCAAGTCGTGCGCGATCCGAACGATGCGAACCGCGTGAACATCCTGTTCCGCCCGGACCTCGTGAACAACTTGGTCACGATCGCCGCGTTGCTCCAGTTCCTCGTCTAACGCCAAGGAGATTTCTCGATGGCAAACCCCAATCAGCGCACCGGGCAGGTCTACATCTCGCTCAACGGCAAGCAACTCGAAAGCTTGCCGGGTGCCAAGCTGCGCGGCGTCGTGCCGAAGCGCACCAGCGTCGTCGGCAACAAGGTCTACGGCTACACCGAAGAGGTCATGTCGCCCGAGATCGAATGCGATATCGCGCATGGGCCCGGTGTGTCGTTCAACGAACTGTCGAAGCTGAACGATACGACCGCCACCTTCGAGACCGACAGCGGCCCAACCTGGGTGCTCGCCAACGCCTGGGTCGCCGAAGTCGGCGATCTCGGCGACGGCAAGTTCACGCTCAAGATCGCGGCCAAGACCGCGACCGAGCGTCAGGCAGCTTAACGCGAAGGGAGACGACCATGGCCGCCGAGACCCCGAAGTTTTTCGTCCACACCCTCACCGTGCCGGTGGCCGGTCCCAAGCCGGACGAAAAGATCACCGAGCTGAAGGTGCGCACCGACATTCGCGCGCGCGATCTTGCTTCGACCGACGCCGCGAAAGGCGAAGTCGCGAAAGGCATCCGCTTGCTGGCCAAGCTCGCGGAACTTCCACCTTCGACGATCGACGATCTTTCGGCGACGGATTTCTCGGCGATCATGGAAAAGCTCGGCCCTTTCGTGCCGGGTGGCCTGAAGACACAGACGACGTCGTTGGAGACGTAGGCTTCGTCTTCAAGTTCCCGCCGCGCGATATCGGCGACTTCACGCGCGACGAGCTGATGTTCTGGCACGGCCAAGCGCGGCGATTGACCGAGCAAAAGGAGCCTTAGAGAACGATGTTCAACTTCACCGTCCGGATGGTGCTGCAAGCCATCGATCGCGCGACCGGCCCGTTGGCCGCCGTCGGCCGGGCGGTGCAGCGCGTCGGCGGCATG